AGCATAGACCTCTTTACTATTATAACAAAATCTAAAAAAATAGGAATTTAAACCCCTGAGAATTTTTGAATTCTTTTAAAAGCACAAAAAGCCGCCGATTGGGCGACTCTTATAGGGAGATTATTATGAAAAAGGTAATTTAAAACCTTATCATATCAATGTTCGTGGAGGGTGTCCCCTCCAAATCACCGACCTTCTGGACAAGGTCTCTTTTTTATTCAAACCGAACTTCGCCATTATCTACATATCCAGTGTATTTTAAATTAAGTTCTTTTTCGTCTGCCGGAGCCATTCCACGACTTTGGATGCTGATGTAGCCATCTTCGTTTTCCCAAATGTCAAGCATATCTGGCTCTAAATCCATTTCTTTGATGATGTCTAAGATTTCTTGTTCTTTTTTCATTTCTAATTCCTCTTCTTTTGCATATTTATATAATTTTTCAGCTGTTAATAAAGACATTTTATCCAGATTCGTTTTTCCGCTTCTAAGATCTGCAACTGTTGACCACGGCAAACCTGCCCCTTTTGCAATAGCACTTGTGCTTATATTGCTTTTTAATAACGCTTCTATTTGTTTTCTCATTTTGAATCCTTCCTATTTTCGTTTATCCTTTAGGATTACTATAAATACAAAGAACACGAGTACGAATATTGGTAAATATTTCATTTTTTCGTTTGATATGATATAATCAAAGTAGGAGCAGGGGCTTTCGCCCCCGACCTACAAGAGCCTTATTTGAACCGCTTTGCTTTGCGTGGCTTGCGTTCTTTCGGCTCTTTTTTTATTGCCATGATAACACTTGCAATCCCTGTTAACAAGGTTCCCGTTGCTACCATTAAATCGGCAATCTCTGAGATTTTCATATCTTTCCTCCTTTCTGATTATATTATATCACGGTACACCGTGAATGTCAACACTTTTTACCAACTTTTTTTATTTTTTTTAAAATTTTTACAATAAAAAAGCCCTAGCCAAAGCTAGGGTTTACTGTTATCCATAAAGCAAATGATTGACATCCCAAACCGACAGCCAAATTTGACCACTTGCTGCAAGAGTAACGTGTCGCCAATAGTAGCTACCAGAGCCATAAGCTCCTGGACCATCTGACACGACCTTGTCAGGATTGATGACGAAGTAGCTACCTACTCGGGTTTCCTGATCAGCCAGCACGTTGCCACTGCTGTCCACAATGTCAATGTCCGCAACATCAATCCCGTTATCCGTCCAGTCAAAGTCAGTCGGACAGAGGTCATCACAACGAACTTGCCAAATTCCGTTGACAAACTGCAAGTCATTGACTTGATAGACTTTTAGTTTGTTACTTGTTTGTGGTTGAGCTGGTGTAGCCTGCGCTTGTGCGTTTAAACGGTAGACTGTTTCGCGAGGTCGTCCGTTGATTTCCCAAATTTGATTATAGTCGTTTTCGGTCACGCCGTCGTAGCCAGAATTACAGTGGATCATGGTTGTAGGGCCCGTCATAATCACAACATGCCCAAACGCACCTAACGAGCTAGACATATCACGAGGCCCCCAAATAACCACATCGCCCCTTTGAGCGTCAAAAGAGCCGTCTACACCGTCATAGACGCAATTGTACCCGATTGTAGGTAAATTGCTTTTGAGCGTCTCTGTGTTGTTGTTAAGGCTCAATCCGACTGCTTTACTAACTGCAGAACTACAATCGTACTCAATTCGCCCGTCTCGGTCTGCGTCATTTCCATAACGGTCGCCCATGTCATAGTAAACAGGGGTAGCGGCTAAGTTGCGCATTTCTGCAATACTAGATTCAATACTCATGTCTATTCTCCTTCCGTTCCTGCTTCCGTCTTGTGCGGTTCTTCGTAACCAAGCGCACGCTCTGAATCGCTAAATCCTTCTGTTGTAGGGTCGTTGACAATTCCAATCAAAACTAGCAATGCAAAAAGTACGTTAATAAATACTAAAATTTTATCAATCGTAACCCCAAAATCTAGTTTAATTCCAAAGATGTCTGCTCCTGCTTGTAGAAACAAAGCGATAGCTGGCACAAGAGCCAGCCAGAAATTTTTATTTTTCAGACGTACAGTCCAGTTAATTTTATTCATATCTTTACCTCTAATCTTTTATTTTTAACGTTTGATATTCTTGATACAAACGTGTGATGTAGCCATTACCGCCTAAATTGCGATAGTTTTTATACATTCTGGTGATGATACTAAACTCTTCACCGCTAGTATAGCCACGTTCTAAAGCGTGTTTGATGTCTATTTCTAGCCGTCGATACATAACCCCTAAATGCGATTCTGTATGTAATTCCAGCTTATCGTTGGCATCATCTATTTTTTGATTATTATCGTCACCCGTCCGCTTAATGTGCTCGATACTCTTTTTCATATCGCTCATTTCACTCGAAATCTGTCTAAACTGGCTTTTGTTTAGATTTCCTGATTTTGCAGCGCGATAACCAAACCAACCAGTAGCCATGACACCTATTGTCGGCGCTAAATGGTCAATAATTAAAATTAAATCCACATTCTGTCGCTCCTATTTCTCTTTTTTTCCAGATTCTAACTCTTGAATAATAGCGTCCTCTACTTCGTAGATTTTATTTTGAAACTCAGCTTCTTGCTTGCGAATTTCGCGACGATTAGCAGCGTATAATTCTGCGTTATTTATCCACTCGCTGATAGTGGAGATGCCCTTTTCGTTGATATCAGCTGTAATTGATTTGACGACAGTATCATCAATTTTGATATTGCCTACAAGTTTAGTCGTCTTGATAATTTCTAGTGTCATGATTATTCTCCTTCTTCTGTGGCTGGTTGTGTTTGTTCTTCAAGCAGAGCTTCCAGCTCATCCACTCGTTCCTGAAGTTCGTCTTTTTCCTGAGCCAGTCTTTGGCTGGCTTGTTCAGCTTCAGTGAGCTGGATAGCCAATAAGTTCTTTGTCGTTGACTCGTTGGTCAACTGAGTTGTCAGTTCGTTGATAGTCAAGCGTAAAGCTTGATTGAGTTGTTCTAATTCCATTTTTCCCTCCGTTTAATATTCTTTGACAACGGAATTATTCTTAACAATCCGTATTCTGGAATTTGAAATTCTTATATAGCTGTTTTCTGTTCCTATTTTTACTTCATCTCGATTTGCTTCTATCAATGGTGCATCAAAGTTTGAATTAGTTCCATAGCTTAATCTAAATTTCCCTGGAGTAGCCATTCGGATATTTATTCCCCCAGTTCCATTAGGGGAAATTGCTGCCTTATAACCGAATATTGAAAAAAATAATCCTCCAGGACTCCGATTGGTAAATCCTACTCTATTCGTTTCGTTCCCGAAGGATAATTCTTCGCCGTTAATCGTTAAATTTGAGTATTGTGATTCCCAAGTAGTTTTTACAAACTTAGCTACATCACCAACTAAGTTTTTGACATCCAAGTTTAAAATTTTGACTTTACTAGCATCTAAATTCCCAGCGGTTATTAGATTCGCATTTAATACTCCTGTTTTAATGCTTGTAGCTGATAGATCCACGGATTGAACTTGTGCAATAAAAGCTTGTTTAGCGAATAATTGTTTTAAATAAGCCTCGTTAGAGGTCAATTTATTAAAAAACGCTTGATCAACTACCAGCTTATCCGCTGTCACAGCTCCTGAAGCGAGTATTTGCGTAGTGACAGAGCCAGATTCAAAGTTTGCGGTTTTTAGCTTATCAATCATAGCGGATTTAATGACTGCGTTATCAATCAAGGTCTGGCCTGTAATGTGCGTCAGTCGTCCGTCTAGTCGATTGACTCCATTCGCACCCAGATTTAAGCCGGAAATCAAATCGCCAGCAGAATTGATATTCTTCACTGCCCACGAGCCTGCGAGTTGAGTCTGTACTGTTTTCAAACCTTCGTTTTTTGAAACTTCGACTTGAAACAGCGAGTTGCTCATTACCATTTTAGAAATCTTACTCGTCACATCGCTTTCGGATGCACCAATGATTCGCTCATAGAGTTTTGTTGTCTCTTGCACTTTCTGGAAGTCCGTTTGATTGGCTTTGTTGTTAATTTGACTCGTAATTGTCGCAAAACGACCGTCTACGCCCTGCTTGTATTCTGCGAGCTTGGTGTTGGTATCTTCCGGTGCCGGGCTCCAGTCTGATGGAATGCTGCCAAGTTCCAATTTAAACTTGATTTCATCTTTGTTCAATGCCCTTTTATCCAGTGAGATAGCAATATACTTTGCGGCTGCTGGTACTTGCAAAAGCTGTTTAAAATACCCATTGAACCAAAATGTACTATAACCATTTGCCAAAGGTTTCTTCGATTCATCAAAATACTGGATTCCCGTCCAGTTCTTTTTCTCAATCGCTTTTATTTCCCAAACTTGCAAATAATAATTAGAACTTTTAATTTCAATCAAATTCGAGTAGATGTATGCAGGATCCCGTTTCAAAGCATTTTGATAATAACCACCCTCGTTTAAATTTGCATAAGCTAGTAAGTTGTTTCCGCCAATTACCAGCTCCTCAAAACGCCTCGCAATCCCTCGTACGTCTTCTGTGTGTTGAGATTTCGCAACATAGCTTTCAGATACTTGTTTGCGCAGCGCTTCTGTACTGCGGGCTGTTTCTGTACGAGTGTACTGCTCTAGCTGCTCTCTGCGTTTGCCATCATCTGCCACATAAGACTTAACGGCAGTCATGTCTGTTTTGAGACCTTCAGCAGTTTTTTCGAAAGCTGCACGGGCTGCAGTGATTTGCTCGTCTGTATCTTCTGGTGCCGGACTCCAATCGGTCTTAATCGTCCCTCGTTCGACCTTAACTTCCCATACTTTTTTCCGAGCGTCCTTATGATAGGTGTTGACTCGCAAGTGATAAGTTCCAGTCGGTTTGTTCCATATAAAAATCGTACCTGTCGTGCCAGTATCCGGCCCTGAAACTATTTGTGTTACTGTCCACGACTTATTCAAAAACCAGAGAATGACATTATCACTTTCTGTCAATGACTGGTGATTATTAGAGAATATACCGTCAGTTTTACCACTGATAATATATTGCTTGCCTTCTTCAAGATATATTTCAGATGCATAGAATACTTGCCAATTATCAAAATTTGATGGATTTCTATCAGGTTTAAATTCTCCCTTTGAACCTTTTAGTAAATTCCGCCCGCCAACACTAATTTGGCTTATCTCCTCTCGGATCCCGTCTGCGGTCTGCTTGACCTCTGTTTTGCTAGCTTTATCAGTCATTTGCTGGGTAATCCGAGCGAGATTTTGCTCGTTGGATTGCTCATAGGTTGTCTGTTGCGTGCGGATAGCACCAACATCTTTCTTGACTTGGTCAATCTGAGAATTAACCTGCGATTGAGCTTGTGTAGCGGTCTGTTTGACTTTATTTAAGTCATCACGCACCTGTGTGGCTAGATTCTGTGCTTGCTTAGCTAAGTCGCTAGATGCACTAGCTTTTGCAAGAGTTTCTTTGTATTGCTTGTCTTGTTCCGCTCTATTTGCAATTACGAGCTGGTTGACTTCTTGCACCTTGCTGGTTACTGCTTGATTGAGTCTGTCAGCGTATTCCGCAGCCTTAACCTTGACCTGCTCAATCCCGTCATTGATCGCTTCCACACGTTTTTCAAATTCCGCATCAAAAGCTTGGTTAGCATTCTTAACAGCACGCTCAACGGCTACATTTTGAGCTGTAGCACTCGCACCAAGAATAGCATCAGCAGCACTGCTCAATCCACTGGACACCCTAGAGCCACCCACACCAGCTTTATCATCAAACGTGATAGAGATATATTCTTCTGTCAGAGCATTATACTCATAGGCAATAGCCTTTTTATAGACATCTACATTATGTTTTCTGCTCTTGAGGTTGACCGTGTCGCCCAGATGAACAACCTGCCCATCTAACTCGTAGGCTTCAATCTCAATAGCGTCAGATACCTTATCAATGCCGTCATTCTTAAACTTAGCCTCGGCCCATTTTTTCAGATCATCAACCGTCTTGGCATTGTTATTCTCATACTCTTTTTCGTTGATATACGGATAAGCGTTAATGAGTGGACTATCCACAGTTACTGTGAGAGTCACATCATCTTCTGCACCTTCAGGTTTAAAAGTTGAGCGGGCATGAATCCTAGTCACAACACCTTGAGAGTTTTTAGTTCGCTGATAGGAATTGAGGTTTTTATGTGTCGTGATAACAACACCACGATTAGCCCCACGACTACGCTTGATGGACAGTGCAAAGTTGTCACGGACAAGCTCACCCTCCCACGTTCCAACGATACTGTGTTTACCGTCCATCAGGACAGAGTATAGTGTTTCCGTCTCAGTCGTGTTAAAGGTTCGATTGTCTGTGATGTCACTAGTAAAGGAGAAATCACCCAGACCAGTCTTAGCATTTTGGACCATTTGAGACAGTGCCATAGCACAGCCTTGACCAACCACACTAATAGGAGTGATAGACCGCTGCATGATGTCATCAGTAACATGATAGGCAGTGATGTCCAGACTATCATCATTCTCAATAGGCTTTTTGATTCTAAACAACTGAGCTCCTAGCACAGGTGCAGGCGCTTTAATCAGCATATCTTCCTTGATGAGCTGATAAATACCGGTATCCGTGATAGGATAGCGGACAGTCAAGTAAAAGTCGCCATTCGTTTCTTCTTTGACAATGGCAGAGCTGGTCTCATGCAATGGAATCCCATTCCATTTGACTGTTCTTACATTTTCGTCAAGTAAATAAAGCAACTATGCCCACCCCCAAACTGTTTCAAATTTTAAGGACTGAATACCAGGCCCCAGTACAACCCCGACATTCTGCCCCTTAGCCGTATCAATCGTGATAAAGTCACCAGCCCATTTAATGAGCTTGCCACTAGCCGTCTTAAAGCTAGGATTGTCAGGATCATTGGTCATCACAAGCGATTCTGAGAACTTTTCAAGCTTAATGACTTGATTCCCCACCGTAAACGATGTCTCAGAGCTGTTCTGGCCAGTTATCGTAATCTTAGGAAAAGCAAGAGCTGACCCCTGCACCCTCAAAACCCCATTACCAGTCAAGGTCTGTGTATCAGTCTCCTTAAAAAACTTGGTAGGGTGACAGATGAAGGTAACATCGACCACCCAAGCACCAAAGTCATCTTTTCCAATCTTAAAGCCATCAACCTTGTAACACCAAAGTCTGATAGTTGGTTCCTGTTCATTTTCTAACCAAAACTTTTCACGATTCAAGAGAGCAGAAAAGCGATAAATTTCTTCATCGCTTGGCTCAATTAAAGTGATGTGATAAGGCTTCTCAATCAGTCCACGGTGTCTGTTCGATTGTACAACTGCACCACTAATACCGTCATGCTCTAATAGAGCTGTTTTTGAGCTGGAGACAATGACATTGGGTCTTGTTTCGACCAGAACATCACACTTAAAAGATGATGTTTTTACTCCATCAATAGTAAGTTCATTGATTTTTGTCATGCCTTTCCTCCTCTCAAATTAGTTTTACGTTGCAATTCTTCAGCAATACGATTTCCAACCACGTTGGCCAGTCTGTTTAAATCAGCTTCTTCCCTGATAGTGACACCAGAGAAGTTGACGTTGATATTGTTAGATGTGTTCATCGTGTTAGCAATACTTTGACCAATTGCCCCCAGTGTTGATTTGTTCAGCGGCAAGATGGCTTCAGCACCAGCTTCACCGCCAACCATTGCACGATTTCCATTCATGCCAAACAGTGTTGGTTTGGTCATGACACCACCCTTGGCATACCAGTCAATACCAATACTTGGCAAGCCACCTTTAAGCCAATCAAGAGGGTTTGCAGACCCGCTCACACGGAAATGAGGCAATGGGATATGAGGCCACCGAAACTGGAAATTAAATAGCCCTTTGATAGCATTGATACCATTTGTGACCGCATTTTTAGCCCCATCAATCGCACCTGAAATAGTGGATTTAATAGTGTTCCAAATACTGGTTGCAGTAGAAAGAATACCATTAAAAATTCCTGAAATCGTGCTACTCAAATTATTAAACAAATTTGACCCAGTTGAGACCAGCCCAGACCACAAATTGGAAAGTGTGGAAGTGAAACTTGACCATAGAGACTGTACTCCTGAAATAAAACTAGAGAAAATATTGGACAAGGCACTAGTAAAACTAGACCACAGAGACTGTCCAGTCGAGACCACTGAAGACCACAATCCAGAAAGCCAAGTAGTAAAACTCGACCAGGCTGACTGTGCTGTTGAAGTTATGGAAGACCAAAGTTCAGAAAGCCAGGCAGTAAAATTTGACCACGCTGTGGTGGCAGTCGTAACTATATTCGTCCACAATTCAGAAAGCCAAGCAGCACAAGAATCCCAGGTTGTTTTTAGCCACTCAGATATGGCTCCCCAATTCGTGATGGCCTGAATGATAAGTGTGATAACCGCAATAGCACCAACTATTGCGGCAACGACAATTCCGACAGGTGCTCCTATAGCTCCTATAGCGATGACTAGCGGTGCAATCGCACCAAGCAACATCGTAACTGCTGCAGTAACCAAACCAAGAATCACAATTGTCTGTTGATCAGTCTTGTTTAGGCTGGTAAACCAATTGACAGCAGATTCAAGCATTCCCATTAACGGTTCTAAAGCTGGAATAACAGTTTCAAGCAACTTACCACCAATTTCTGCCATCCCTTCCTTTGCCTTATTCGAATACTGTGTCAGTTTATCAATTGGATCTATCGTTTCATTAAATGTCGTAGCGACAGTCCCAGAAGAATTTTTAGCCGCTGAAGCTAAGTCATCAAAACTAAAAGCACCACGCTTGATGGCATCTACCATCCTGGGTGCAGCCTTACTTCCAAAAACCGCTGAAGCTATGCTTAAAGCCTCTGTTTCACTAGTCGAGTTTTGAATGGCACTAATCGTTTCATTCAATCCATCAGTCAGAGTCTTACCGTCTTTGGCATAGTTAACAGCTGCCTTTGAAAGAGACGAGAGAGCAGCTGATGAATCCACACCGCTTTTCTCAAACTTCCCGATTAGAGCAGCACCTTCTTCAAATGACAATCCCAATCCTTTAATTTGTGGTGCACCGTCAACAGCTTTTTGAACAATCGTATCAACTGACTGCCCTGTATCCTGAGCAACTTTAGTCACATTGTCTAAGACCTTGCCTAAATCATCAGCAGACAGTCCGTAAGCTTCGATAGCTTGCTTCGCAGAAATAGCAGAGCTTGAAATATCTGTCTCGTTGATCTTAGCGTACTTAATAAGTAATTCAGATGATGATTTCAGCTTTTCTCCAGTCAAACCGAACTGGGTATTAAGTTCTCCCACTGCGTCAGCAGATTCTTTAAATGTCGTTGCTGGCATTTCTGTAGCAATGCCCTTAGCAATTCCTTGAAGCTCTAATAGAGCATTACCAGTTAAGCCTGTCTTAGTGGTGATGGTGTCCATTGCTTCATCTATTTCAGACCATGCATCTACTGTCTTCTTCCCAGCATCAACCATTTTTTGACCAACTTGACTTGCTTTTTCTGCAACATCCATCATAAGATCAGCTTTTAGATATTTTGTTGCTTCTTTGATATCGTTGCCAGCCGACTTACTAGATTCACCAAGATTGTCCATGGCGCGATCAATTTTCATGACTTCTACTTCAGCTTGACCGATTTCATTTTGAAGTTGACGCCATTCTTCTGTACCTATTTTCTCATCTCCAAGAGCAGCTTGTTTTTTCTTTAACTCTTGGACTTTATCCCCAGCCAATTCCGACTGTTTCCTAAGAAGTTTCATTTTCTGCTCTGCCAGTTCAACATTATTAGGATCTAGCTCTAGCTTCTGATTGACAATGTCAAGTTCCTTAGCAACATTACCAAGTTCTTTATTGAGGTTCAAGATAGACTTTGGATTGCCAACATCCTCGATGTGTTTCTGTGTTGACTCTATTGCCTTATCAACAACTTTCATTTGTGATTCGACTTTAGCGATTTCAATTTGAAGCTTATTCCACTGAGCTGACCCAACTTCAGATTCACCTAGCGCTTTCTGTTGCTTTTTGAGTTCGGCAATCTTCATAGCACCAACACGAGCTTGTTCTTGCAAGTTAACCAACTTACGATTCAACAAATCAACATTGTCAGGATCCATCTTCAGTTGCCTGTTGATATTAGTAAAATCTTTTTTCAAACTAGATAAGGCATTATTGATGCCTTTTACAGACCTATCAAATTCAACAGTATTAGCACCAAACTTGACGTATAAGCCTTCAAACGTTTCAGCCATATATTTTCCTCCTTTCTTTTTTTAATCTGACATCACGCTAAGTAAATCAGCGTTAGATAGTGTTTTCTTCTCTTCTTGATTGATGCTCATTTGGTGGAGCGTTCCCATTAAATAGTTAAAGTGCTGGGATTCTGCCCAAAAAACATCCATCCGATTTTCAAAGACAACCTTATAGACCTTTTCAGAAGTTACGACTTCTGACGAGGCTTTTTTTTATCTTGTGGCACCTTTGCTCTACTTCGGTTAAATTCATAGAAGAGGTCTGGGAAGAAACCAATATCAATCAAATCACCAAACCAAGGAGCCAATGCAGCTGTTTCAGCAGTTAGCTCATTTTGTACTAAGCGACCATTTTCAACTTCACCGTATAGACAAGGGATAACTTCAGTCAGAAAATTCATGAAGTCTGGTTCCATAAGCAATGGCATCAGTTTGATTTTTTCTTCATCGGTTAAATCAGTTGGTTTGCCATTGATACCTGATGCAATAGCAAGCTGTGAATAAGCTTTAAGAGCTTTTTGGTTATCATCGAAGAAGTTGCGACCAGTTCTCTGTTCATACATTTTGATAGCTGGCAGAGAATAAAGAAAGCGTACCGTTTCAGTACGCTCAGTTTCTTCTCCGTAACCATCAAACACTATGAATGATAGTTCTTTTTTAATCATTGAGAGCCTCCGCTAGCGATTGTTGTGGTTGTTCCAAGGGCCTCGTTGATGAAGTCAATCAGCCTCCCTGGGGACTTACTTGCAAACAACTTGTCAAACTTACCACGGACAGTTCCTTTACTGTCATCACGCCAAACAATTTCAGATACAGGTTTCTTTTCAGAATCCACAATGAAATTGTTTGGTGAAGCCGTACAAGGGATTTCAATTTCTTTTGGTTCGGCTGATGTTTCATCAGTTTTTGTACTACCTTTAGGTGCTGAAGCTTTGACATTCGTCCAAATATGAAATTCTTCAATTTCGGCTCCAAATTCATCCGTAACAGTTTCTGCATAACCCCAGATGAAGTTAGTATTGACACCAGTATCAATCAGAGCTGGTGGTTTAGAGGTAGTCAATTTCTTGCCCAAATGGTCAATCATAAACTGTTTTGGAATTTGATAGGTGGTAATGGATCCTTCTGTAGACTTCTTACCTTGCAAACGGACATGTTCCACATTGTCAGCGTAGTAGGCATTGGATTCTTGGGAAGTTTCAAAAGATGTACTCCGTAGCCCAGTAAAAGGATAAGGTGTTTGTAAGTCCAAGGCACCAGCTTCCGTTTTAGCAATCTTGGCATAAAAACCGGTCGCATTACCATGAGTAACTTCTCTTGTTTCGTATTGGTAAGTCATTTAAGACTCCTTTCTTATTTTGGTGTGATTTTGATGGATTTCATATCATTAAGGAACTTTTCCTTATTCTTGAGATAGGCTGGTCTGATATGCTCTCTAGGAGCAACAAAACCACCATTTTTAGTAGCGTGCCCATTCTCTAATAAGTGGGATAGAGTCTTTTCTTTGCCATTGTTATGCACAATAGCAGCGTCATCTATGATGTCGTGTGTCCACCCTTTTTCATAAACACCGTTTCGTCTAGGACTTCCAGTTCTAATGTCACTTTCTGTACTTTGAGCAGCCTTTTTAATGTTCTCTAAAACTTGATTCTTGATATCTACCTTTAGCAGCGTCATCTTCACGCTACCACTGCCCACTTGTAAACACCTCAAGTCTATAAGTTGTCAGTAGATAGTCAGTATCAGGTTGTTTTAGATTCAACTGATTTGGCTCACACATAAAATTAGACAGCATCAAATCTTCAATGCTGTCCAGTTTCTTCTTGTGGTAGTGACTGACTTGCACGGTCACTTTTCTCATGTGTACTCTATCATCAGCAGTAATGCTACTGCCTGGTGTTAACCGATAATACAAAATGACATTGTCAGGGGAAGATTTCTCTTCCCGCTCCATGTAGAAGACCTTAGCCTTCAAAGTGTTTGTTTCAAGGATAGCTTGAATATCTTGTCTAGTGAAAAATTTCTTGGCCATTATTTTAGTTCTCCCAGTTCGATGATAGTGTAATGACCGTCGTCTGATTCTGTCCCAATGTTAACCTTGTACTCTTTGCCATTATATTTGACATAGTCCAGACTATCAGTCACATAGTTGGAACGAACACTAAACCTAGCAGTTAGAACTTGACCGTCTGCCATAGCTTTATCAAGCCTTCGCTGATAGATTTTCTCTTTCTCGGCTTTAACTTTCTTTTCTACAGTCTTTTTCTCCCAGACACCTTTTTCAACCTGGAAACGCTCATCATAGCAAAGAATGATAGCTACTCTTGAAGATTTCATGTCTTCGCTTCATAGATTGCTTTGAGTTGGTACAAAAGATTTGTCATCTCACCGTCAATCCATTCCATAGTAGCAGCACTGCCTGTCATCAAAGATTTGTCAAAACGTTGAATACATCTCAGATGTAACCAGTCAAGCACTGTTTCCCTATCTTCTTCCTTAATGTCTGTCCATCCCTTTAACTCCGTATCTTTATCAATACGGATAACAGGAATAGCATTTCTTTGTAAATATGAAATCCCACTGTTGATATAGCGTAAAAGTTGGACGTCAAAGATATCCTCTTCAACGTCAACCTCTACCATTTCTTTGATTGTTTTAAGGATTGTCATTTAGACTCCCCTTTCTAGCTATTTTAACCAGCTGATTTTGTAAATTTGACTGCTGATTTGTACTGTGCCAAACGACCGCCCATGACACTTGCAAGTTCAATGTGACGACGGTTAACTGTTACGTCATAATCTTCAAAGCGGTCAGCAGCAACATCATCACCAATCATTTTATATGCTTGGTCAGCAAATGCAATGATTGGGTTAGTCGCACCGTCCATCCAGTCATAGATGTAAACTTGGAAGCCAGCAATAATATTTCCATTGGTTGCAATTGGAGCAAATGGTTGAGGATCAATGTAGCGACCTTCTGCATCTTTAACCAATTTCAATTTACGAGCAATGGCTTTTGATGTGACAAGAATTGGTGTGGTATTTGGAACCATCTTATCAATACCAGAAACAAGAGATTCAAGAACAGCATTATCAAAGACACCAGCAACGTTGATTTCTTGTGTTTCAAAGAGGTTTGTTTCAGTTTCTTCAGCAATAGATTTGATTTCAGTGATTTTATCATCAGCATCAGCTGTCTTACCATCACCGATGACAACAGCACGCTCAATAGTACGAATAAATCCTTGAGCAAGTTCTTTCATCACATAATTGAAGTAAGATCCTGTAGTGTCTTTTTTCAAGTCAGCATATTCAAACGCATATTTGATGTAGACTGTTGCAGAATTGATAGTGAAGTCCAAAAATGTGAAGTCTTCATCTTTCTTAGTCTTACCAGCTTTGTGTCCTTTAGCTTGAGATACCTGAGTTTGAAGAGCGACACGCACCGCATAGCGTGGGTCTTTTGAAACGTGGTTCAAGATTCCATTGTAGTTAGTAAAGGCATCTTGAATAGCGATAAGAACAGGTTCTGGAAGAATCTTAGTGAGGTCAGTCACCCCTTTCTCAACAAGGTTAGCTTCCCACGCTTTACGAGCGCTGTTAGCGCTACCTTCGTTGTCCATCAGAATACGGACAAAGTCAAGGGCAGCAGCTTTGGTTTTCAAATAATCCATAGGTGTATTATCTTTCTGTTTTTCTTTAATAATTTTTGCAGCTTTGCTGAGTTCTTCTTCGGCTTCTTCAATGTCAGAATCTAGCCCAGCAATAGTTTCTTTAATAGCTGTTGCTTGAGCTACCAAATTCTCTGCATCAGTTTTCAACTGTTCCAAGTCATCATCTTCAATTGTTGAAGATTTCATCTTGGCTTCAATAGTGGCTTTTTTAAGCTTTACCTCAGCCAATTCATTAGTTGCTTTTTGACGAGCTTCTAACAGCTCAACGAGTGATTTTTTCATCATGTCTCCTTTAAATTTTTGCAAGTTTACTCATGATTTCTTGCTTCATGTTCGCCTGAGCGATTCGCTTATCAACTACTGACATATCAAATTCCTTGATATTGTCAACGGTTGCTTGAGGGTTGGCTGGCACGGTCACAACAGAAATTTCAAAGATTTCAACTTCCTTGAAAATCCATCCACCGTAAGGTTGCTTAGCGTCAACAGGCTCATAATCTTTGATAAAGAACCCAATGCTCAGGCTATCCAATGCCCCCATTTTCATGAGGTCATAAGTTTTTTTAGCCTCTGGATCACTAAGATTAAATGTTGAACGTGTACGCAAGCCTTTTTCATCCACGGATAATTCATGCTTACCAATAACACGATTACGGTCATGATTAAGGCACATAGGGACAACTGCTTTGGATTTTATAGTGTTATCAAAGCAACCCTTGGCCATCACATCGCCGTCCCTGTCTGCATTGTCATAGGTTGAAGCATAAGCCTCAAAGTGAAAGTCAGCCGATTCATCCTCAACTGACTTCACGACAAAGGTTTTTAGTTTTTCCATTGCTTACCTCCTTTCATGAAGATTCTGCCAGCCACCCACCCTTTAAATTCCTACTCAGATTCCTCTGCACCGATACGAACCGCATTTAGATTTGTTTCAAATACTTCACCGCCCTCATAGCCTGGTAAACCAAGATAGGTTTCACGGAACTCATTTGAGTTCATCAAGCCAGCATATTTGGACTTAAAGCCCCCTTCAACCAAATCCTTAAATGAAATCATATCAGCCATATCAAAGAAGACTAAGAGTTTGTTCCCCTGAGTCCGTGCTGTCTTCGTAAAGTACTTCCTGTTGATTTCTTCAGAATAGACACGCTGATATAACTTCATGACGCTAGAATAGTAGGCTCTATATTGTTCCTCAGTATAATCACAGGTAAACAATTTCTCATTGATACCATGAGCATTATAGAGCTGTGATTTCAAGAACTCTAATTCTTCCTTGGAAGCAGTAGAGTAATCTTTGCTAAGTTCCTGGAACTCTTCGCCTTGCTCAAGATAAGCAATGCCACCACTCTTAGCCAAATCCAACATACTATCAACACGGTGCTGGGCTTGTTTTTTCAAATGTTCATCAGCTGCCTTTGTTGGTAGTTTTAAGAAGCCTCTCAGGCCAGAATTTCCCTCGCTGAGTTTTTCCGTCAAAGCGTTTAAGTTAATATCAATCAGCTCAGTAATCTGATTGAGTTGAGCTGTAACATTTAATTTAGGATTCTCAAATACCCACACATCAGACAATGGAAGTTCAACAGTAACATCATCAAGCATAAGCTCCACGCTTTCTGATGTCCATGTCACTGTTTTCTTAGCAAGCCAGATTTCAATCAATCGACCATTCTCCCAACGTGGCACAACAATCGCAACACCGTCACGTAACATGGCTCTTGTTACGTTTGCCCAAAAGACAACAGGAACTTCTAGTGGATTTGGTGAGACTGATAGCACCTCAGCCAAGTCACTATGCTCATACCAAACCATCTTATCGACACCACCGGGGTTACGAGTAATCTTGACATGCTTAAACCTTAGCTGAGCTGTGTCAGTTGAAATCTTATTGTAGATGTTATCCAAATAGATAGAGTTCCTACGCCAATAGGAGATACTTCTTTGAAGATAGGTTCTTGTAGATTTCCGATTGTTTGAACGAAAAATCCTAGCAAAAACTTCCTTCAAATTATTCAAATAGTTATTCATTCTTCACCTCAATCAAAGTAGTAGCTCAAGTCTTCCTTGAAATTTTCATAGCAGATAAAGGCATCTAGTTGACTAGCAAAGACGTCAATTTTTTCTTTTGCCTTTTCTTTGTTTGGAAATACGTTATTATTCGCATCTAACTTGACACGAACATTGGCATGGTTCCAAGTTGCCACAGGATCGTTAAAAATGATTTTACCCATCTTAGCCTTTTCCTTGTAAACCTTTAAAGGATTGGACAAGCTCTTAACTGTCTGTGGAATGTCGTGGCAGATATCACCATAGTAGTCATTAAATAAGCGGATAAGCTCTTTAGCGTTCCAGCGGTCATAGCCAACTGCGACTGGAAGAATCATATTCTCACTCATGAACTGCCTTAGTTCTTCAAAGATATAAGCCTGGTCATTGTAGTCCAACTCATGAACATGAAGCTGGCCACTAAGTTCCCACTCAGCGTATTTGTCCCTCAGTTCTTTTGGAAGACCTTCAATTGTGTGACGTGGCATGAATTTCTTGTTCAAATACTGGCGCTCTTCACCACGCACCACCATGAATGAGACTGAACAGATATCATTGACATCTGACAAGTCCACACCAAGCACACAACGAGCACTCCGCTCATCATTACCAATAAATAAGCTCTTATCAAACTTATCTGTCCAACCTCTACATTCTTCATTACTGAAGTATGCCAGGTAGTTGTTAACAGGAAGATTGAAAGTCTTAGCCATCAACTCAGCTTGTTGTGCTGGATCATTCTTGCTCATCTCAATATCACGAGCGATTGTTTCTTTCTCTGTCGTGATACCAAGTAATGGCATAGCTTTCTGCCACATATCAGGGTCATGAATCTCTGACACATCATCCAACTGATAGATCCAAGGCATGACAGAATCATTGATAATCTTACCATCCAGTATATCCACCCAGATGTTGTAATACTTATCAAAGAGCTTGTCACGCTTCGTCCCATTGGTGGAAATGTACCAGGTTATCCAATTCTTACGCTTACGGCTAGAACCATCATTAACAACCTTAATGAAATCATCATCATAAGTGTGCACCTCATCAAAGATATTGTAGTGAGCATTGGTACCGTCAAGACTTTCATAGTCAGAAGTCTTGATTGACATAAGACTGTTAGTTGTTTCATACAAGATACCTTGCTTAGTTGACCGTAGTATGTCAGCCTCACGCATATAGTGCAGCAAGCTCTCTTCATTCGACAACATAGCCCTTGAAGCATTGAACAAATAGCCAGCCTGTTCACGACTGTATGCCAGAAGCTGAATATCAGCACCCCACTCACCGTCAATGATTTGACCAACCTCACCAATAGCAGAACCAAGAGTAGTCTTACCAGTCCCACGAGGCACAATAATAGGCACCTCATGAATGAGACGCCTTTCTTCATAGTCTGTGTATTCTTCTAAGGTATCAGGATTTGTCTTAGTAACCTCAACCGTGTGATAAAAGCCCCATGTGGTTTCTAACCAAACTTTCTGAGGTAATGCCAAGCGCAACTTACCAGCAAGACCCTTTGTGTTGCTGCATTCTTCCTCAATAAACTCAATATGCTTGTCAGCTTCCTCCTGTTTGAAGATGTATTGTTCTTTGTAGCGCTCAACACGTCTGATTGATTTCATTGTGAGCTTACAAACACGAATCTTTCCAGTATAGATGAGTTGAGCATACTTATCAAAATATCTCATCTCAACCATAACGCGCCAGCTTTTCCTGAATCATTTTTTTGAGGTCGTCACCCTGTGGACTCTGCTTTTCAATAGTTGACATGATCTGCATGTTAAGCTTTTGATACTTTTCCATTCCATCAAGTAGGTACTTACCAGGTAGCTCGCCGTCATTGATGACCTTATTGATTTCCAGTTGGAAATTTACAATCACTTTTTGATTGTGATTGTATTGAGTTTTGAGATTTTTCAACCCAACTGAATCATTATCACTGATTTCAAGCATTTTTTCTTTTGGAATCAGCTTGAAAGTCTTACGAGATAACTCAACACGTTCCTGCCTTGTGTACTTTTGCCGTTGATTGGCAAGCTTTTCCAACTCTTTGAACTGACTTTTGGTGATATTTGACCTAGTTTCTTCAAATATGCCCAGCTTTTTTCGATACCTAATAAGGGTAGCACGACTTATTCCTAGCTTTTCTAAAACTTCATTGATTTTCAAAATCATGCTCCTTTCTTGTATCAATTTTCGTCAATTTTTGGGGAGAGGTACGCAAGAGGATTGACACCGTTATTATTCTAGCGGTGTCAAAATTCAAAACGGGGGGAGTCCACAAAAATTTAAAAATAAAAAAATCAAAAATAAATTTATATTCCGATTATCTAAATTTAAATTTATTTTACTTTGAAAAGTTTTTGTGTTGTGGCATTCCAAGCAGAGTAACTGTAGGTTATCTTCGTTGAGAGTAATAGATTCATCTTGATAATTTGTTTCGTCAATCTCTATGATGTGGTCAACGATACTCTTGCCGTGAATTATTCTTCCGCACATATCACAACGCATACGTCTGTCGCGCCTAATCTTATTTCTAAGTGGATGCCAAACTTTCCTGTCATTGTAAAACTTTATCTGCCAAGCCCTGAACCAGTCAGAGTGTTTAGGATTTTTATAACGCATAAACAGGAACTAATTTAATCTCGCCAGTGAGCTTGTCTCTATATTTTTTGAAATGAAGATATAAATTGTTGTCGCTATATATCTTTATCTCATCTACTAACTCAAATGGGCTAGGTGTATATGGAAAACAATTAGGTCTCATGATTACCCCCAACAAAAAAGAGAACTCGCACAAGGCTGTTCTCTTCAAAATTCTCATGATATAAATATATCAGATTGATTTTGTCAAAAATACCCCTTTTTTTGACAAGATACTTTTCAGCTGTAAAATTATGTAAAATAACCACGCTGAACTATCTATATCTTATATTTTATCCAATTTTGTTTCATGTCATAAAACCAAGAAACAAAAGGCTTGAAGCTCCCTCTGAAAATCAAACTAGAAACTTCCTCATTATAGATAGTTGAAAAAATCAAAAAAATATTAGAGGCTAAAATTACTCATCTTAGTATCAAGCTCATCTTGTCTTACACAGATATAAATTAGTGTAACTGCTGGGCTTGAATGATTGAATAGTGACATCAAGTCAGCAACGTTCTTGTACTTCTTGTAGTAATGATAGCCAAATGTTTTTCGCATTGTGTGAGTACCGACATTGTCAATGCCCAAGTCTTCAGCAGCTCTTTTAAGAAACCAGTAAACCGTTTTATAACTGAGCGCCTTATTCTTTCCAATGCGACTCTGAAATAGATACTCATGTAGTTCCTTGCCTTTGACAAAATCTCTCAATTCATTTTTAAGAGGTCTTGTCATCTTGATACTCTTGTATTTTCCAGTCTTCTGTTCTCTGACCTTGATATGCCAGCCCTGGACATCTTTGACCTTTAACTTGAGGATGTCTCCGACACGAAAGCCTGTGTTTATCCCAAGGAGAAATAGTATATAATACTTTTCATTCCATGATGATAGATAATCCTTCATCGCTTGAATGTCGTCCTTATCTCTTAGCGGTTCAACAATATTCATTACTTTGCTCCTTTCATAAAAAAATAAAGCGCCAAAGATTCCTCGGCGCTTAGTGACACTATCAATCTATCAGATTTTTTCTGTCAATTCTACATATTTTTTTGACAAGTTATAGATAGAGCAGCTTAGCTAGTGTGTCAAGGATAACTTCACGTCTTCGGTAAATCTGCTTACTGTGTCTATACAAATAACCTGTCTCACCGTTCTCCATGATATGCCACACTTGAATCCAGTCATATCTAGTATGCTCTCCCCACCTAAGATAAAAGATTTTCTTATCATCGGGTTCAAGCACATCAAGCAGTTTTGAAATTGCTGTTTGAAACTCTTCCAGTTTTAGAATCATTGGATCACTAGAATAAGCAACAGCTAAATTTTCAGAAGTATTGATTGAAGTCCCACTGCGACTAGCTCCTGAATCATCGATGCCTGGCATAGTCAGGTTTTTGACTGCATAGACTCTTTCCAGCTCATGACGGCGCTGGCCAATCAGTTTATCAATTTTTAGATACTTAGCCTCAAGCTCAAATTCAAGGAAATCACGTCTTGTCTTACTTGCTGTTTTCTTTGTCAAATTATTCTCCCCATTTTTTCCAATGCTCAGCTGCATTAGCAAAAGCTACTGCTAAGTTAGTAAATAAATTACTAAGAGCGGTGCCAACACACATCAATGCCTCACGAATCTGCTCAGGATTTTGAACCAACTGTTCCAGTTCCTGTTGCTTTTTCAATTTGGCTTGCTTAGCTTTCTTCTTCTTGATTCTTTTGTTCATTTTTAAAAATTACCCTCCATCCGCTGACTACAATAGCCAATAATAGAACCATCAAGCTCGCTATGATAATCATAGCTCCTAAAATTTTGATAATTTCAAGTAACATCATTTCCCACCTCTACTAGTTTATATTTTAGATACATCCTCTCGCCATCCATTTTCTCTTATTCGCTCGCTTAGCCATAGCAGAGCGAGCCATCTCATCCCAGACATAATCTGCATTTTCAAGCATAAGATTCACGCATTTGTCTTTTAAGAATTCGATTGTACTCTGGTCTTCCGCTTTTTCTCGATAACAAGCATTTACCTCTTTTTTCAACTCAGCTATTTCTTCAGCATAACGATCTTCAACTGGTTGTACGTTTGGGCTGTCAAATGTGATAGTGTCAATTTGACAGCCTAGAAATGATTGTAAAACCATTTCAACATCGTCAACCACAACACCAATATGGGCTCTATTGAGATTGTTGATGATTTCTTTCAAGCTAGGGTTGTTGATTGATACTGGCTGAGGAATGGTATAACCTAGCTGTCGGGCATAAGCAGAGGTGTTCCTTGCTATTCTATTATTTGCACAGATAATCTGATTGCCTGTCGCATGGCTTTCTAGAATAGCCATTGTTGTCTTTCCAAGGCTTCTTCCAAAACCTATTAGTTTAGCCATTTAACACCTCCATATCAAGATCACTATCAATGAACTTATAGGTTAATTCTGGTCTAACACCATTTCCTAATTTTTGATATATCAAATCAACCATTTCAGTCGTTATTATTTTTCCTACATATCGACCAAGACGCACAGTGTTATCGTATCTATATTGAAAATTCCTTAGCTCTTGCTTATATGGTCTTTCTTTTGAAATCGTTCGAGTACACCACATAAACAGCTTTGCAATAATATCACGTCTTGAGCCAACTCCTTCAAGACTAAAATAAGTGTTTGTTTTTGGAATTAGAATCACTTCTAAATTTTGATTGATATATGATTCAGGAAATAACCTTAGGAGTTTTTTCAGTTCATTCAATACTTCTTCATTCATTTTTATTTTTCTCCTTAAAATGGCAAATCGTCATCTGAGATGTCCATAGGTTGCCCATTCCCAAAGTTTGGCGGCATCTGACTATCCATGCTTGAATGATTAGCAGAGTTATCCCGTTTTTCCAACACTTGAAAAGTCTCTGCGACAACCTCCGTCACATAGACACGTTGACCCTGTTGATTTTCATAACTACGTGTCTGAATGCGACCTGTAGCCCCAATCAACATACCTTTTCGTGTCCAGCTAGCTAGATTCTCAGCCGATTTTTGCCACATCACACAGTTGATAAAATCAGCTTCTCGCTCGCCATCTTGATTTTTAAAATTACGATTGACAGCCAAGTTGAAAGTCGCGACAGCTACATTTGAGGGCGTATATCGTAGCTCAACATCACGGGTCAAGCGACCAATCAATACAACATTGTTAATCATTGATTACCTCCACCAACTCAGGATTTTCATAAATGTTTCCTGCGATTATTACTTCAACTCCAGCAAATTTGCGTCCAGCCTCAAATTCTTTAAGTGTTATCGGACTATCCGGAAAGTCTCCTGTTACAACAAATCCATACTTATCGTGTTCCACTTTTACGAGAGGATTCCCGACACTAGAAAGACCTCCTTCGTAGTCTGTGGTGTCGATTATATCCCCCTCAAATATTTCTGTGCCGTTTTTATCTTTTATCCCTGTGGATTTCATTAGGATATAATCTTGTTCTTGGCGCAAAGTCTCTTTATTATCAATAATGATATTTGCTACTCCAGTCATCCAGTTATTAGAGATAACAACCCCCATTTTCTTCTGAATCTTATCCCACGCTCTAAATTTTGGATTCATCTTGCACCTCCTATAAAATTATTAGCAATATTTTGTAACTCTGTATCAATTAATTTATGTCTATAATTTAACAACGGATTCATGATGTCATTTCTCAATGCAGGTTTCAAAACAATTTCATCCACTTTCAAAAATCTTTTATCCCCGATTTTTATTTTCAAATCATACCCGTTTGCGACATGTTCAAGGTCGTTTTTAGACAAAAATATTTCAAGCGTACTCAAACTTCCACCCCTTCTTTTGGTTTGACCGTAATCTCTAAATAAAAGGATTGATTCGGGATTTCCAATTCTACTGTTGTGGTCTTGCCGTCGGAATTGACGATGATGTCGCCGATTGCCAAAACCAAGTCTCCGATTTTACTATTTAGCGTTAATCCCATTACTTCGCCTGTCCTTTCAAATATTCTGGTATATCATCCCCAACTTTAATTTTTTGATACTGCTCTTCTGTCACCAAAAATTTTCCATAAGCGCCAGCGGTCACAGTATAGTGACCTTGTATGACTTTCTTTTCTGTAATCTTACCAATCATTGCAGCGCCAGCATTATCTACCCGATAGATGATGACCTGATTTTCTTTCAATCGTTTATTTTCAATTCTTAAATTACGATTCCAAAAAGCGAATGTGCCACCTATGATAAGATATATCAAAGTTGTAATGCACCAGCTAACCATGTACTGTTTTTTACTAATCATCAAAAATCTGCCCCCTTCACAAATACCCCATCAATCATTTTGCCCTTTCGGTCCTTGATTTCATTGTATGCAAGCTGCAAGCAACTATCTGCTGTGGTCAGATTGTGGATTGCGACAGCATGGATGGATGAATGCAATGATAGCAATTCAGGCCGAATAAACGGCAACTGTGTTTCGCTATGAAAGATATGCTTGTGAAGCTTCTGAGCCAATTCTCCCAAACTAGAAACTAAGAGTAAAAGCTCCATTTCCTGCGGACTAGCTTCAATCTCAGCACCATTCTTAATCTGTTGCTCAAGTCCAATCAGCACCACTTGCATGTCTCCCAGAGCATCTTTGATAAGAGCAGGCTTGTCTTTTGCAATGCCTTCAAATAGCTCACCAGTTTCTTCCATCAGTTTTTCAAATTGCTTGACTGGATTTGCCTCATGCAGATTGCGGTCAACAAACCACTGTTCAACCTTTTCTTCAAGTGTTTTTGTCATTTTGTTTTTCCTCCATTTTCTTTTTAACTTTAGAAGACCTCACTCTTAACTCAATCCGCGTTAGCGGGAAAAGAAGTATTAAAGCTGTTAATGCCAGCAAAAATAATAACCCCTCGCAGATGATTTTGATTAAACCGAGTGTTTTTTCAATCGGTTTAAATACATATGAGTGATACCCACACCAATCAAAGTACTTCACCCATCCTTCTTTCCCTTGCGGAAATATCTCTCTTAATAATTTAATCATTTACTTTCTCCTAAAATAATTTCACTTGCATTTTATAAGCTTCAAGTCGTTGTTTAGCTAAATCGAAGATATTCTTATCCAATTCACAACCAACATAATCAAATCCTAATTCTTCACAAGCGATCAAGCTACTAGCAGAACCGACATGAGTATCTAAAATCTTGTCACCAACGCTAGCATAATTCTGTAAAATCCAAAGATAAAGATTGACTGGTTTTTGTGTTGGATGAATCCTAACTTCATTAAGAGCTTTATTCCCTTGTTGAATATGACCTTCTGATATTGACTTACCCTGCATCATGCCATTCCACATATATCGAAACAATCTCACGCTATCATGGAAACTGCAGTAAGCTAGTTCACAGTCTGAAAAGCTAGATTATCCGTTGACCTTGTCCCATACAATACGACCAGAGCCAAAAGAGTAGTCATAGTAATTCACACCCCAAATAATTTGATTTTTTGAAACCCTTAAAAGTTCGTCGAAGTAATTTTTATTTGGAATTTGCCACTCTGATGTTTGACCGTATAATCGCTGGACACCTATCGGGCTTATTTTTCGTCCATAGTATTTTCGCTTTTCTGGACCACTGAAGTACGGTGGATCAACAATAGCAAGGTCGAAATAATCATCTGGATATTGACGCATGACATCAAGACAATCAGCGTTGAGAAATTTACTCATCAATACCTCCTATCTTCCGTTTCCTGCGGATAGACAAAGCTATTCCCCGTGACCCCTTCTAAAATCCGACTAGACAAAGCACCATTTCCATAATCATCTGCATACAACGTCTTTATTTCCTTGCTCGTCAGATTTGTATTGATAATCGTATTACTGCGATTATCCAAAATCTCATACAGAATCTGATGTGCCCACTCGTTGTTGCGAGTGTCAGCCTTTCGACTCTCTTTGCCGAGGTCATCTAAAAACAGATAATCCACCTTTGACAGTAACTCTACCATCTCAGCTTGTGAGTAGCTATTATCACTATTAAAACTCTCTTTGATTTTTGTAAAGAGAGTGATAAGCGACACAAAAAGTACCGACTTTGGATTTTCATAGGCCTTGAATTGCTCATTCATCCACTTTGCTAAGCCATAAGTCAGATGACTCTTTCCAACTCCCGACGGTCCCGTCACAATCGCATTTCCTGTCCTTCCTAGCCGATAAAATTGCTCCATCCGCTTTGCAAAATTCAAAGCATGCTGGTCGATTTCGTCCTTAATCTCGTAATTATCAAGGCTCTTCGATTTCAACTTGTCTGATACCAGACTGTCTCTGTCAAAGACCGCATAAGTGCCTGCAAGCTTGCTATTGACTTTGCTTTGACTATTTAGCTTGCTTTCAAAGATGTTGATGGCTGCCTTTGTGCATTCAGGACATTGCTTTAATTCTTCCAGCCTTCCTTTTATCGATACTTTAGTCAGCCAGAGCTGGCAACCGTGTACCTCACAAGCCTCATCCAAAACCTTTCTGGTTTCAAAAATTTTAAAAGGATTCATCTAAAAGCCCAACCTTTCATCAACTGCACAGGCAAAGCTTCTCTTGCTTTTTCGTGATTGCTGATTGACGTAATTTTCAAACTTAGAACCAAATAAGGTCACAGGTCTTAAAAACTTAGCAAAATCAGTACCTTTCCACTCGTAAACTTTGACATCAATAACGTGTTTAAAGTCATCTATCGTGTAGCCTTCTGATAATCTTGCATTGATATGCTTTTGAGTAGCTTGTGAGCTAGCTGAAAATCTAGTTCCAACAGCTTGATTAAGATAGTCAATGACTTCTTTAACCACAACTATATTATTATTCTTATCAGTCTTATTCTTATCAGTCTTTATTGTCTGAACTTTTTGAGGGTCGAGAGCCGTATTTTTTGCGGTTCTGTCTCCCAAATTTTGCGGTTCAAAGCTCGTTTTAGGACCTTTGATATAGAGACGATTCGGTTTTGTTAGTCCCTGTCTTTCTTCGTATAGAAGTTCGGCTTCTTTCAGCTCTTTTTTAGTTTTAGTTACGGTATTTTCCGAGCAACCCAATTCCTCACAAAATTCCGCATTTGTAAAGTACATAAAGACCTGACCTTTTGAATCGTGCCAAGCATTGCTTAAAGACAATCCTAGCCGATTAAAAAGCATGGCATACATGAGCTTGGCATTGCTTGATAGACTCTTATATGGCTCTTTAAAGAGCCATTTGGGCATCTGGATATACTGGTACTTCTCGACTTCTTTTTTAAAAAATGTCTCAGTCATCATTCTTCCTCCTTCACACTTGAAAATTTGGTATATTCCTTATGAAAGTACAGCTTGACAGTTCCAAGACTACCGTGTCGATTTTTGGCCAGAATCAACTCGGTAACATTGCTTTCTGGCTGACCTTCTTTTGATTGTTGATAGTAGTCATCACGATATAAAAAAGCTACTATATCAGCATCTTGCTCAATTGAACCAGACTCACGAATATCTGATAAAATAGGTCGTTTGTCCTGACGTTGCTCTACACTACGCGACAATTGACTCAACGCAATAACTGGCACTTTTAATTCCTTAGCAATGATTTTCAACTGACGCGAAATCTCTGACACTTCCTGTTGACGATTGACTGACCGTGACCCTTGTATCAATTGAAGATAGTCAATGACTATCAAACCAAGACTGTCATTTTCTTGCGATAGCCTCCTAGATCTTGCTCTAATATCTCCAATTTTGATTCCAGCGGTATCGTCGATATAGATTGGTGCTTCAGCAAGTTGACCTTGTGCATAAATGAGCCGTTGCCATTCATCAACTGTCAGATTTCCTGTTCTAATGTGATGGTTGATAATTGTTCCTTCGGCTGACAACATACGCTCAACTAGGCTTTCAGCTCCCATTTCAAGAGAAAAGATAGCCACTGCCTTATTGGACTTAGTTGCCACGTTCTGAGCGATATTAAGAGCAAAGGCTGTCTTTCCCATCGCTGGTCGTGCTGCTAAGATAATCAGTTGATCTTCATGCAAGCCAGTTGTCAATTTGTCAAAATCGTAGAAACCTGACTCAATGCCAGTGATTTGACTGGAATTGTTTGACCGTTCCTCAATCTTAGTATGATTTTCTAAGAGCACATCGTGAATAGGTCTGAAACCACTCTTGTTGCTGGATTGACTGACTGCAATCAGTGACTGCTCCGATTTTGCAATAATCTCATCAATGTCCATGTCTTCGTCATAGGCATTTTCAATAGAATCAGACAGAGTTCCAATGATTGACCTTAGTTGTGATTTCTTAGCTACAATCTTGGCATAATGCTCAGCGTGTGAACTCGTAGGAACTGCATTGACAATCTCAGCTAGATAAGGAATACCCCCAATTTTCTCCAAATTGCCATTAACTTCAAGCGCTGATTTTATAGTTAAAGTATCAATCGCCTCACCGCGTTCAAATAAGCCCTGCATGATTTTAAAAAGAATTCTATTTGCCGGACTATAAAAATCATCTGATTTGAGATATTCAGAAACTGTCACAATTTTATCAGGATTGATTAAGATAGAGCCAAGAACCGCTCGTTCAGAAGCTATATTATGAGGTAATACTTTTAATTCATCCATAACTTGCCTCAATCAACAAAGACTTCTTTACGCGTCTTAGGATTGATGTCCACCCGTCTGCCAGTCTTGTAGTCAATAAGACCACGCTGAGTCGCAGGATGCTTAATAACTGTCTCAGCTGATTTTTTAGCTCTGAGAGCTTTCTTTAGCTTAAAATTCATAATGAGTGATTCAATCAGTATTACTGATACGACTGTTCCGACTGCAATAATTTGTAAATTGTTCATGTTTCTAGTTCCTTTTTGTGGTATAATAAAGTAAAATAATTTTGCTAAGACCTTGTCCAGAAGCCTTTTAGTAAAATTGTTTATAACTGTTTTTTGAGCCATTCTTTAATGGCTCTTTTTGACCATTTTTTACCAGGTAATTCCTTTGGAAATCCTGACATATAGCGATAATTGTTTGAAAAAGTATCATAATTGATACCAAGAAATTCACAGGTAGTGCTCACGTCCATTAGTTCAGGATAAGAGTCACTATCTTTTTCTATTTCCAGCAATTTATTGAGCGTATCTTTGATGATGGATTTTATCCAATCTGATAGAGAAAGTAAAACATTATCCATCTTGACCACCCCAATATTCTTCTAAATTGACTGACATCACAGCAGCAAGATTTTTTTGTTCTGTCAAAATCTGTCTTTGATATGGTGCTAGTCCAGCTTGTCGTTCCTCCTCCGTCTTCGGTAGATAATAGCCACTAGGATGAGCTTTTTTAGCTACGATTGGCTGCCTAAAGGTCACTCGCAAGCTCTCAATCACTTCTTCTAGCTTTCGCTTTGAAAGACTTGTGGTTATTCTCAATTCGCTGGCTTGAATTGGAAGGTCAAAAGTTGCACCGTTTTTAATAGCATTTAAAACTTTGATTTCAATTTCTGTCATATCTCTGATGTAATTCATCGTTCTTCCTCCAAATCTACCCAGCTGTCAGAAATTCGCAGCACATCACAAACTCGGTTTTTGAGTTTATCACTGCCCTTCCCATACTTTAATAGCTCTGAGATAGTCGGTTTTTTGACCCCACAAGCTCGTGCTAAATGGGTCTGCGTCATATTTTCTTCATTCAGCTTATCTTTGACAAGTTGAATCCATTTTTTGTGTTGTTGACTCATATTTTTCCTTTCTAAATTTGGTATAATAAAATAAAAACGATTGGAGAGATATAATGTTTGTAGAAGTAAACCCTAATGGTCAATATCGCACCAATATAACTCTTGATGACACTTGTAAGATTTGTAAAAAAGTAACGTCACCTATAAAAATAGAGGATAATACAAATCAAATTGACTTCAATCATTATAGACTTTGTATCACTCGATATTGCCTTCAATGCAAACACTACTTCATTGACGAATTCGATGTTGTTTCTGAAGGTGGAGTATATTCCAACACTTCTTATGAAGTGACATATATAGATGTTAAACCTGAACTACTTAGCGATATCCCTATTTCAGATGATATTAGCCTTATTTCACCCATTGGTAAAGAAATCTATTTACAAGCTTTGAAAGCGGAGCAAGAACAACTAGACCTTATTGCGGGTATTGGTTACCGTAAAGCCTTAGAATTTTTTGTCAAGGACTTTGTAATTATCAATAATTTAGGTGATAAAAAGAAGATTGCAAATATGCTCCTAAAATCAGTTATTGATACCTATATCGATGACGAAAATTTAAAAACATTTGCCACTGCATCAACTTATATCGGAAATGATGAAACTCATTATACTAGGAAGCATAGCGATAAGGATTTAGCGTCACTCAAAAAATATCTGCATGGCTTTCTTCACTATATGGATCTAAAGCTTAGTTTTCTTGATGCTCAAGAGCTTGTAAATCGCTCAAAGAAATCTTAGCATCTAACTCATCCACCTTTTCAGCAATATATGTTACAGCTCTCAATATTTCATTGAGGGCTGTTCTTTCTAGTTCATTCATATTTTTACTACCTTTCTAGCTCCTATTTGACAGTTACATTCATTGAGCCGATTCCCATTGTGCAAACCTCCTTTTTTAAAAAATTAACTAAAAAGTTAGCGAACTCCTTGACAAATTCCAATAAATTTATTAAAATCAAATCATATCGAAAAGACTTACTAAAAAGTAAGGTCTTACCTAGAAAACAGATGCCACTCAGTTTTGTCAGGCTTTATTTTTTAGTGGTCTTGTTCGCTAACTCTTTAGCTTACAAGAACTATTGTAGTAAATTTATTGTAGATTGTCAACGGTTTTGTAGTAAATTTATTAAATATTTTTTGTCATGCCTTAGGAAGGTTGATATGACAATGTTTTTGACATATGAAAAAATCAAGGAACTGGCTGAAAAACAGGGAATTTCTTTAAATAAACTTGAAGAAAAATTGGGGTACAGCAGAAATACCATATACAATATGCGAAAGTCCACGCCAAATTCTGAACGTATTTCAGAAATCGCTGACTACTTCCACGTATCTACTGACTACTTGTTAGGACGCACAGACAACCCAGCAATTGCTGGTGAGCCAGAAAAATTTTACTTTGAAGGTCAGGAAGTTGATGTTGAACAATTAGCCAGCACAGCCATGCGATTCAACGGCAAGCCTCTAACCGACGAAGACAAGAAAGCCATCCAAAATATCATAGAAATCTATTTGAGAAAATAGTAAGAGGTCGTCTATGACAGAAAAAGAACTTTGTTCAAATCTAGGTATTTATTTCTTTGTGTTTGATGATGAGCTTTACGAAGACGAGGCTTTTTACATACCAGGAATACGAACCATCTTTCTCAGTGACCGAATAACTGAGGGAGACCGCGTCAAGACCATTTTGCATGAGTTAGGTCATCGAAGTCACTTGCCACATCTCTACTCAATGTTTAGGGAAAAATATGAGATACAAGCAAATCGACACATGATTCATTATCTTATGGAAGCAGAATTGGAAGTATGCGAAGACAAGGAGCAATTTAATTACCTTGATTTTATGGAAAAGTACAAATTAAAAACCATCGCAGACGAGATGATGGTAAAAAAAGAATTTTATAATTTAATAAAGGTAGGATAAAATTATGTCATTATCAAAAAAAGAAAAGCAGAAAAAGCCTTTTTATAAGCGATTTTGGTTTATTATTTTGATGGTTTTCATAGTTCTTGGTGCTATCGGGAATCTAAATAAAAGCGGAACGAAAATTCCCGAAAAACAAGTAGGTAAAAAGACATTTCGTATGACAGATGAATTTGGAAGAGAATTTGCTTTGTATTTTAAAGAGCATGCTGAGGTTCTTGATTCAGGTAATAAAATTGATTTTGTACCTGGAGGAGATGCGAATTTTGTATCTGCAAGGGTCGGAGAGGCTTGGAAAGACGAGAGCATAAGCCGTAAAATCTACCTTTCAAACGAGCTATTAAAAGAAAAAAATAGATTGTTTAAAGAATGGCTTGCTTCAAAAGATGGATCACTGAATAGTGACGATTACAATCTTGAGTTGGTCGTAAAAGTTTCGGACGATGCCCACACAACCATCGCTCAAGAGTATAAAAACAAAATGAAAATTGTAAATAAATAAAAAAAGCCCCACAATCGTCCTCGCCAAAGTTTGATTGTGAAGCTACAGTCTATAAAAATCAGCCATTAAAAAGGCCTCTTTTCTATACCTTATTTTACACTTTAAAGGAGGTGATGTCAATATTCTCTAAAGTTTAGACCTTGTCCAGAAGCCGAAAACTAAGGAGAATACAATGAAATACAACAAAACAAAATATCCAAATGTCTTTTGGTATGAAACTACCAAAGGAAAACGTTACCACGTTAGACGTGGATTTTACTTTCAAGGTAAAAAAGAGGAAATATGCAAAAGTGGTCTCATCACTCTTGCTGAAGCTCGTGCAGCCTTGACAAAACTTGAAGCTCAGATTGCTGACCGTATCGTGGGCGTCAACGCAGACATGACAGTGGACGCATACTGGAAGCTGTACTCAAAAAAACGGCAGGTTACTGGCAGATGGAATGATACATCATTTTACCTAAATGACAATCTCTACAGACATCATATCCAGCCGAATTTTGGGGCAATCAAGCTTAAACACTTGGACAGAAACGACTATGAGCTCTTTATAGCCGAAAAACTGACCAAGCACACGAGAAATACCGTCAAAACGCTCAATTCCAGCTTTATGGCTTTGCTCAATGATGCTGTAAAAAGCGGAAGTCTCACAGCCAATCGATTGAAAGGGGTCTATATTGGTCAAAGTGCCATCCCCGCTGCCAACAAAAAAATCACGCTGGACCAATTTAAAACGTGGATAGCAAAAGCAGAAGAAATCATGCCAAAGAAATTTTATGCTCTGACTTATCTGACCATTTTTGGATTAAGAAGAGGAGAAGTATTTGGTCTGCGCCTTATGGACATCAGCGAGAATGACCGTGGTAGAGCTATCTTACATTTAAGGGATAGCCGAAGCAATCAAACTTTGAGAGGAAAAGGCGGTCTTAAAACTAGAGAGTCTGAGCGCTACGTCTGTCTTGATGACATCGGAACAGACCTCATCTATTATCTGATAGACGAAGCTAGCAAGATAAAAAGAAAACTTGGTATTATCAAAGACCAGCAAAAAGATTACATTACCATAAATGAAAAAGGCGGTCTCATCAATCCTAATCAGCTCAATAGGAATTTCAACTTAGTAAATGAAGTGGTTGGCTTCCATGTCACACCGCACATGATGAGACATTTTTTCACCACGCAAAGTATTATAGCTGGAGTACCGATTGAGCAATTAAGCCAGGCACTAGGACATACAAAAGTCTATATGACTGACCGCTACAACCAAGTTGAGGACGAACTGGCAGAAGCAACAACGGATCTCTTTTTGAGCCAAATTCGCTAAAAATTCCCCGACATTTCCCCGACTAAATTCCAAAAACAGCCGAAAAATATCGGGGAAAACTTTGTTATTAAAGCATAAAAAGCCTTTAATAACGCAAAAAAACCCCACCCGCTTCGGTGGAGTTCAGGGAGATTATTATGAAAAAGAAAAGTTTTTAGGAGTTCAAGTTAAGTTCTTCTCAATTTGTAATTATAGTATACCGATTCTGACTTAAATTTTTCTTAAAGATTTTACTATTTTTGAGAAATTTTAAAGAAATTCAATTTGAAGATTGTGCCACTTCTTCTGCCAATCTTTTTTCTGTATTCTCATATTATAGAGCTGTCTCCTGTCTGCATCTTCTAGGAAATGCAGAGTCGGCTGAACACGAAAATGGAGAATATCGTCTAAGCCATAAGGCGCAAAGAGTTCCAGCTGTCTATTATCCAACAAACGTAAACCCACAGCTGTACAGCGCTCTGGATATTTACTCATGGCATCTTGCGAGCTAGTATAAGATTGGGTATTTGGACTGTGGATATGCATATAGACTTGATTCTTGACTTCCCAATGGTAATGTGGAAATTCTCGCTTGAGCCGATTTTCAATGTTGAGTGTTTCCTCATAAGAAACATCTGGGTCAAAGAAAATCACATCCACATCCGTCTCTGTATCAAAGCCGGGCTTGTCCGACAGGATATTCCAGATGAAATTTCGCACCGAACCAGCACAAAGCCAGCTGTCTTTCAATTGCAAGTCATAGATAATCTGTAAGATAGTCATCATATCTCGGTCTGATGAAAACGCATGTAAAATCTCTTTTTCGGACAGCAT